AGGCAATTGATTATTTAAGATCATGAAAAATACAACCGCAGTTTTAATAAGTATGATGAGGGACGAGTACACAAGAGAATGCGTGCAATCGCTTCACGATATGTACCCGGGCATAAAAATATTAGTGGCTGAAAATTCACATTTTAATTACGACTTAAAGAAATTCGTAAACGATCGCGGAGGAAGATACATTTTAATGCCATTCGATAGCGGAGTATGCTTTGCAAGAAACAGGCTGGTCGAAATGGCCGATACAAAATACATACTGGTAAGTGACGACGATTTTTATTATAATGAGGAGGCCAAGGTAAAAGAGATGATCAAATTCTTGGAAGCGAATAAAGACTACGCGCTGATCGGAGGCAGGATATTTGAAAAAGGCAGAATACTCGACTACCAAGGACACATTAATATAAACCCCGATCACTTCGAATACGTGCCGTTAGATTTTGAAAACAACAAAAAGGACGAAGCAAGCGGTCTGCTTTATCAGCCGGCTGACATTACATTCAATTATTTTATAGCCAGGAGAGAGAGGATCAAAGACATCAAGTGGGACGAGAAAATCAAAGTCGCATACGAACACTCAGATTGGTTCATTGGATTAAAAAAAGCCGGAGGGCGCAAGGTAGCATTCACACCGGATGCAGTGGTAACGCACAAGCCGGAGCATGTAGAAATAGACAAGGACAAGCTGAAACATTATAAGGAATTCAGGAACAGGCGATCAGACATGCATTACTTCTTCGCTAAGCACAAAGTGAAATACTCAATAGGATTCAGAGGAGTCAGGACAAACTTCGATGAGATCAAAGAATTAAAACATAAATACTACGCCAGAGTAGCTTTGACATTCGATGGGATAGGATATAACAAAGGCGATGTAATTAAAACAGACAGGCCAACCGAGAACATGGCCGCCTGCTACTAATATGCAAATAGAATGGCACAATGAAAAACGAAAAGTTAAGGATTTAATCCCGGCGGATTACAACCCGAGGATTTTATTACCTAAAGATAGAACAGACCTTGAGGAATCAATGCCATGAGGAGATACCTCACCAAGGAGGAAATGGCGATAATCGATAAAGCAAAAACATGAGAATTATAGAATCAATTTGGATTTTAATTAAAAGCCCGATATGGACAATTAAGGTGGTTATATTTTCATTTAAGAAAACGTGGAAAGAAATGTACGGAAAGAAAAAAACATGAGATACCTATGGGAACACGGAATAGATATAGAACAGGACGCGGTAATAGAAACCGCGATTGTTCATTGGAGAAAAGTAACAGGCGCGCGCATAGATAGGTACACAATGCTCAAAATTATTATAATGAAGTACGGGCAAGAGCTTGATGAGAATAATAAGACCCATATTATTTCGGAGAAAAAAAAGAGTTATCCACTGTCCTCCGCTCAGCCTGGGGATCACAAAAACGGCCATTCAGGGCGAAAAGAGAGCAAAAGAGGGTAGGGGAGTGGGGTTTTATGGTATAATACAAACACATGGCAGAAACAAAGGAAACAAAAACAATACAAAAAGCACCGGAACCTGCTCAAAAAGAGGAGGAAAAGGTTGAAATTGATAAAAAACCAGCCGAAAATAAAGAAAAGGTATCGAAAGGTAACATATACGCCGATATTTCAAAGGGAATAGAATACGCGATAGCGACACCGGAGCAGATAAAAAAGAAGCAGGAGCAGGAAAGAACGACCATAAAAAAGAAAATGTTCCTCGAATACTGGGAGCGATCAAGAGGAGTCATCTCGGCTGTCTGCGAAAAGGTAGATATCAGCCGGAAACAATTCTACAAATGGAAGCGCGAGGATAAAGAATTCACTGAAGCATTAACCAAGATAGGAGAAACGAGAAACGATGAAATAGAGGATTTGTTAATGGGTAAAGTTTTCATTGAAAAGAACCTAAGAGCAATAACGTACTACCTGGATCGTTGCCATCCGAAATACAAGCCGACACTTAAACAGGAAATCATAGCTGGAGAGTTTAGTTGGACGAAAGCTATTGAGAAACAAAAAGAGGAAATTAAAAAAATTCAAGAGGAATATGATAATCAACAAAAAAAACATAATACAGGAGAGGCCACGGGACCTGACAAACAGGGATCAGATAGAAACGAACCTAAAGATAAGGGACAAGAGGGGAACGATGGTGCCGTTCATGGCAAACAAAGCCCAGAGATACTACGAGGAGAGGAAAACACGCCGAAACCTGATATTAAAAGCGAGGCAAAAGGGACTAAGTAAATGGATAGATGCTGATCAGTTAGTCGATTGCGTAAACAAGCCGACGAACGCTGTGGTTATTAGCCACGAAAAAGAAGCAACGAAACGTCTGTTCGCCGCCGTTAAATATTTTATAGATCACGCAAGGATCAAGCCGACCTTATCAATTGAATCAAAATCAGAGATGAGATTCCCGGAAATGGAATCGTACTATTTTATCGGGACAGCCGGACAAAAAGCATTCGGTAGAGGGGACACCGTAAGCCGGGCGCATTTATCAGAGGCCGCGTTTTATGATAACTTAGAAAAGATACTGGGAGGAATCGCTGAAGCCGCCGAGTACGGACAGATAGACATCGAAACAACACCGAACGGCCGAGAAGCATTCTACGACCTTTGGCAAAAAGCAAAAGATGGAAAAAGCCCGTATACCTGCATTTTTATTCCGTGGTTTATAGATGATGAATACAGCGTGGACTCGATGACAGAAAAAGAGAAGCAAGGACTCAGTGTGAGCGTACAGGAAATGTTCGAGATACCGGAAAGCAAATTTGAATTCACAAAAGAGGAAAACATATTGAAAGCAAAAGTAAAAAAGGAATACGGATTCGAACTAACCGTCGGTCAGATGAAGTGGAGGCGTTATAAAATATGGGATAAAGGAGATTTATTTTTTCAAGAATACCCGGAGGATGACGTCACTTGTTTTCTACAGAGCGGACGATCAGTATTTAAGAACATAACCAGGGACGAAACAAAGAGGATACCACTCGACGACATGGCCAAGTTTGAAAAATGGGGAACCGAGGAGGAACGTGCCGCTTTAAGAAAAAGAATAATGTTCGCAGGAGTCGACGGAGCAGAGGGAACGGCAGACGGGGACGCTCACGTATTCAGCGTGATAGACGTCAGGCCAGACGAGGGCAAAGCATATGTAGTTTATGAATATAAAAGCAATGAACCGATCGACGTCTTCTGGTCACACGTAAAAAATGTTATAATGGACAAAGACGGAAAACCACAATTCAGAATCATATTGGGAGTAGAAAAAAATGGCGTGGGAGTAGCACATTGCAGACAAGCATTGGCTCAAAGAATACGACATAAAGAATGGGTAACATCGGGAACGACCCGGCCAGTGATGATCACCGAGCTCGAGGAAGCGTACAGGAAAGAGGAGCTGATCGAAACGTACAAAGAAGCAGAGGACGAAGCGCGAAATATGGTGTATACTAAAAGCAACCGGGCAGAGCATCAGACAGGCAAGCACGACGACAGAGTGTTCGCAAGAGCAGTTGCTTGGCAAATGCGCAAAATGCCTATTCCAAGAGTGACACGTTTATAAATTAATGCTACAATAAAAACATGGGATTAATCACAAAAATAAAAAGAGCATTCAAAACAAAGACCGCGATTCAATACGGAGGATTTGAATTATTAAGCCGGCTAACATCCGGTGCTTGGAGCAAAGGAAAAATGCTCGAGCAATACGAAAAATCGCTGTACGTATTTGCATGCACATATAAAATAGCAGAAAAAGTATCGTCAATAGACCTCGACCTTTTTCAAATACTAAACTCAAAAGGCGACGTGCGTGAGATACAGAATCACCCGGCGCTCGATTTATTATACAAAGTAAATCCATTCCAAACAAAAAGCGAATTCCTAAAGATCACGATGATCAACAAGAAGTTATGCGGTGATGCATTCTGGTATAAAGTCAGAAACGATCGAGGAGTGGTAATCGAGCTGTGGAATTTAAGACCGGACTACATGGAGATAATCAAGGACCCGGAGGAATTTATAAAGGCATATAAATTTAATAAGACAGATGGCACGCATGAGATATTTGCGCCGGATGACATCGTGCATTTCAAATACCCGACTCCGCTCGATGACTTCTTCGGCACAAGCCCGATCAAGAGCGCGACCGTAAGAATCGATACCGAAAGTTATGCCGGACAATACCAGCGTGACTTCTTTTTGAATAACGCCAGGCCGGACGGAATAATTAAAGTTAACCTTGGGACGAACATGGACAAGGAGCAAAAGGACGAAATCAGAGAGGAATTCGAAAGAAGCCATAAAGGCGTAGGCAAGAACTCAAAGCTGGCTGTAGTAGAGGGCGACATAGAATATCAGCAAGTCAGCATCACTCAAAGGGAAATGGATTTTATCGAATCAATGAAATTCACACGGGACGACATACTCGTAGCATTCGGAGTACCGAAAGCGATCGTGGCCATAACAGACGACGTCAATCGAGCGAACGCAGAAACATCAATGTACATTTTCTTAAGCGAAGTGATCAAGCCGGAAGTTGATATGCTGGTAGAAAAGATAAACGAGGAATTAGTAATACCGGACTTCGGCGATAATTTATTCCTCGACTTCGATGACCCAACACCAGAGAATAGAGAACAGACAATCAAAGAATATGAAACCGGACTCAAGAACGGGTACCTTTTAATTAATGAAGTTAGATCAAAAGAAAACTTCGAACCAATCGATGGAGGATGGAGTATGTACAAACCATTAAACGAAGTAGTTGCCGGAGGATTAAATAAAGGCAAGGCAGTTAAATACTTAAAAGACTGGGAGGATAAAAAAGCCCAGGAGGAAACAGACCGTAAGCTTAAGATATTCAGAGGTCGTGACATACTGCTCAAGAAGTTTCAAATAAAAGAAAAGCTGGTAGAGGAATTAAAAAAGATATTCCAAAAGAGAACGACATCCAAAGTGGTAAAGGATATCAAGACGATCAATAAGAAAATTAAAAAGGAAGTCACGCCATTGATTAAAGGCGATGACTTAAGACAGAAATACGCCGGACTAACGATCAAGCAAATCGACCAGCGCGCCGAAAGATTAAAATTAGAAGTTAACAAGCTCGCTCAAAGACAAGGCGATGATTTGATTTCAATTTTAAGCAAAACAGACATCACCAAAACAAAAGACAAGAAGCAGAGAAAAGCATTGGGCAAGGAAACCAATGGAGTGATTAAGGATTTTTATAAAGAACA